ATTTGCTCTAGGAGAACACGTTGAAGTTGAATCAGCCGAGGTAGAAAATGGACTACTTAAAGTACGTCTAAAAAAATATCTACCAAAGCATTTACAACCAAAAGAAATTGTAGTAAAATAATAGTATTCCTTTTAGTAGGGGAATCATTGGTGGCGGGGTTGACGGTATAGTCCCCCGCTATCATCTAAGGATAGGAAGAGTATGATAATCCAGGTTATAGGGTTGCCAGGTAGTGGTAAAACAACATTCTCAAAAGAATTATCTGAAAGAATTAATGCTATACATCTTAATGCAGATGAGGTAAGAAAAGATTTAAATTCTGATTTAGGATTTACTAAAGAAGATAGGGTAGAGCAAGCAAGAAGAATGGGTGCTTTATCAAGACTGTTATCTAATCAAGATCAAATAGTTATAGCAGACTTTGTGTGTCCAACTTTTGAAACAAGAAAAGCATTTGGAAAACCAGACATATTAGTTTGGGTAGATAGAATTAAAGAATCTAGATTTGAAGATACAAACACTATGTGGGAAAGTCCATTATATTGGGATATGAAAATAGAATTTGGTAGCACAGTAGAAGATTCAATATATGAATTTATAGATTTGTTTGGGTTTACTGATTGGAAAAAACCTACGACTCTTATGCTTGGCAGATACCAACCATGGCATGAAGGTCATGATGCATTACATTCAGAAGCAGAAAAGAGAACTAAGCAGGTAGTTGTTGGTGTAAGAAGTACATCTGGAACTTCTGTTAAAGATCCATTATCTTTTAATCAAGTAAAAGAGGGTATCCATAAATATAGGGATGATGCTTTTATAATGAAGATGCCTAATATAACTAACATAGTTTATGGAAGGGATGTAGGATATTTAATAGAAAAGGTAGAATTACCAGATCATATTCAAGCAATCTCTGCTACTGAAAAAAGAAAGCAAATGGGCTTGTGAGTGTAACCAGAAGAAGATCTTTTGTAAAAGCATTAACTTGGAGAACAACTGGTACTCTAGATACATTTATAATATCTTTATTAATAACAAAAAAACCTTTTATTGCTGCATCAATAGCCAGTGTAGAAGTATTAACTAAGATAGTTTTATATTATTTTCATGAAAGAATATGGAATAAGATAAGATGGGGAAGAGTTAATGATAAATGAAACCAACCTTATTCCAAACAATACAATAGTAGTAGTAACAGATGATGATAGATTTAATAATAGAATTAATGAGGTTGTTGAAGGTTTAGATAAAACTAGAGATTGGTTTACTAATGAATTTTATCATTGTTTGCCAATTATAATAGGAAATCAATACGGATTTGGTATCAAGTCAACTAGAACTTTTGAAGTTGTTTGGTCTGGAAAAACAAACCACACTGCTACAAAAATTAAATTTTTAGATGAAGAAAATGATATCCAGTCAGTTGCATCACATTTTGGTAGCGGCATTATAACCTTTCAAAATAGATTTCATTTTAGAACTTCTCCAGGAATAAACTTAATTACAATGCCAGCACCAAACCATATGATACCTGGAATACAACCTATGACTGCTGTAATAGAATCTGACAATTTAAGAAAAGATTTTACATTTAATTTAAAAATAACTATTCCAAATCAAAGATTGATAATAAATAAAGGTGATTTTATATCTGCAATTATGCCAATTAAAAGATATGAGATTGATAAATACAAGATAGTTGAGGCAAACCAAATATTTAATGATGATTTAATAAAAGCAGAAAGAGATGCTATTGACAAGTATAACGAGATAAGATCTCAAAAACACCTTAGAAAAGGACCTACTAAATTATATATGATGGGTAAAGATCAATACCAAAACAAATTTAAAGACCACCAAAAGGTTATTGACAAGGGGATTAAAAAGTGATATTATTGATACCTAACAGATTGGATATATATGGCACTTCATAATCATGTATTAATTAATGGATATACTTTGCTTCCACCAACAGATGAAGAAAAGACAAAGGTTTGGATGCAAGCCTTAGTAGACTCTATTGGAATGAAAACTATTCAAGGCCCATTTGCATCTTATGTAACTAAAGAAGGTAATCGTGGACTTACAGCAGTAGTTATGATTGAAACATCTCATATTGCTATGCATGTTTGGGACGAAGGCGATCCAGCATTTATGCAGTTTGATTTGTATACTTGTTCAACACTTCCAGTAGAAAAAGTAGTTAAAAATTTAGAAGATCACTTCGGACTCTTTAATCATAGTGTATTAGTATTAGAAAGAAGTGAAGGATTTAAAATTGTTGCTGAAGATAAATGGGATACACTAGCATGACCATGCCTGATTGGTCAAACTGGGACTCTCACAAATTATTAATTGAAGCAGAGTATAAAAATAGAATGGACTTCTTTGAATGGCGTGATCTAGGTCTTGCCAATAAGTGGATATCAGAACCGTTTTGCGATACCCATGATACAGGATATATGACAGATGAAGAAGAACAGGCATGGGAAAACGGAGAAGATCCATGTATGGTTGTGTTTAGAGTCTGGGAAGACAACATTGAATTACCAGAGGGTCAAGAAAGTTTATTTGATGAATAAAGGTTATGTATTAATAGACTTTTGGGCTGATTGGTGTCAACCATGCAAATTAATGAATCCAGTTATAGATCAGATAGAAAAAGACTATCCTAATCTAAAGATTGTTAAAGTTAATGCAGATGAAGATGTAGCAATGGTTCAAAAATATAATATAACTAGCATTCCAACATATGTATTAGAAAAAGATGATGGAGAGATTATATCCTTTGCTACTGGTGCAATGCCAAAATATAAATTTATAAAAGATTTTGGATTGGACAATTTATGAGACAACTTCTTAATGGTTTAGCAATAGATGAATTAGCAAAGCCTGTACATCTAGCCGTAATAACAAAGTGTCCTTGGAAATATACCCTTATTGACAATGAGACAGGCAGAGTATATACTGGTAGTGATGAAGACAACTTACACCTTCCTGGGTATGTTTTATGGAAAGAAGTTAAATGATAATTGAATTAGAACCATGGGAATATGAACATGCCTATAATGTAGGAATTAAAAGATACATAGCAAACTGGAATAAGGCAGATAGAAAACACTATGAAAATAAAAACAATAAAGAAGAAGAACGTAACGCTAGTCCAGGATCTGCAATTTGTGAATTAGCAGTTGCTAAGTATACAAATCAATACTGGCATGCATCTATTTGGCATGAAAGTGAGCATCATAAATATAAAAATATGCCAGATGTAGGTAAAAATATAGAAGTAAGAAGAGTAAGAACTCAATCTGGACCTACTGTTAGAGAGTATGAATTAAACAAAAATTTGATAATTTGGGGTGCTGCTATAGTTTTAGATGATATAAAAACTAAAAAAACTGAATATAGAAAAGTAAAATTGTTGGGTTGGATTTTGGCGGATGAAGGCTGGGAAAAGGGTATTAAAACCGACTGGGGTAGAACTATTCCTTTAGAACTGTTAAATAAAGACTGGATAGAAGAAGAATGAAGTTCGGCGAATATATGTATGAAATGATCATGCAATTAAGTCCCTTAAATAAGATCATGGCATTCATAGGATTTTGCCTATTGACTTTTGCTGTTGTGGTCACTATACTTGATTATAGAAATAAAGGTAAGCACATAGATAAGAAAAGGTGGTAGTGGTGTCTGAAGAATTTGATATTGCAAACTATCTTCGTGAGGATAGGGAAGCACAGGATCTTAAGTTAGATAAGATTGTTTTTGATTCCTTGCATCGTAGAGAGATTATGATGGCTCAAAGGATTATTGATGAGAATACCCTTTGTTTGTCGGGGGTAGAACCTTGTGATTTTTGTAGAAAAGAATTGGACGTAGAATGATATATTATATAGCCTTGTTAGCAACATTACAAGTAGCGTACATTTGTTATAAAGAGTATAAGAGTTGGCAAAAAAATAATATATGGTAATCAAAAGTTTGGGTTCGTCTAATGGTCGGACTCCTGCCTCCGAAGCAGGTAATATAGGTTCGACTCCTTTACCCAAAATCTATTTACAATCTTGGGGTGATTATGGTAAAGTGGCATAGACCTGATTTAAACCCTGAAGACATTGCCAAGATAATTCGTGAGGGTAGAGAAGAAAATGATAAGAAGTTTGATTCTTATGTAGAATATGTTGGGTATATTGCAAAAGATAATGATAAGATTTTAGATGCTCTTGGATCTGATTATGATGAAGAGGGCATACCATATTGGAAGAAATGGTTGTTTGATGATGATGAAGAGATATTGCCTAATGGATGTCTTCCTAGTGGTCATAAGTTTTCTGATAATGATATGTGTCTTGTTTGTGGTCAATATAAATGATGAATGATACTTTAGAACTTATTTTAAAGATGAAGGCTGCAGAGGAAGAACTAAAAACTCAGGATTTGAGCCAGGCTATGAAAGACTATCTTGACTCAAGTAATAGGCTAATGCTGTCCATGCAGGCCTATATAGACTACCTATTATTGGAGGGATAGTATGGAGAAGAAACACAGGCTGCAATACAGAAATGCTAACTGGGATGAGATTAACGCTCGTAGGGAAAGACTTTGGGCAGAGAAGGCTGGGGAAGTAGTTATTGTTAAGCCAGCAGATCCTGAAAAGGTTAAAGCATATCAGGAAAAGAAAAAACTTCAAGAGCAAGAAGAGAAACAAAAGCATAATAAGAATAAAGCAGAGTTTTATAAAAGATTCAATAAGTATAATAAAAGAAGACAATCAATGTTTGAAGGAGATATTCTTCCATAGTTCAATTGGCAGAACGTCCGACTGTTAATCGGCAGGTTCCTGGTTCGAGTCCAGGTGGAAGAGCCAAGGGAGCATAGCCAAGCAGGTTAAGGCACCGAACTCATAATTCGGCTATCGTAGGTTCAAGTCCTACTGCTCCCACGCCTCGATAGCACAGTGGTAGTGCGTCCGCCTTGTAAGCGGAAGGTCGTCAGTTCAATCCTGACTCGAGGCTCAGATCATAGAAAGGTGTATAATTAAGATATGGCTACTTGGAAAAGACTTAAAAAGTTTTTAGATGAAATGTCTAAAATTGATAGACACCAAAATGGTGGTATGCCATCTCCTATGTTCTTTAACGATAAAGACATTACTGGGAACTATCCCAACAAATCAGACCTTCGCAACGCAAGAAAGAAAAAATAGCGGGGTGTTCAATTATGGACAATATCTACCCATATATAAGCATAATGACTTTTATATCATCTGGAATCATAGTAATGTATTGGTATATTATAAGGAATATGTTTAAATGAAATCCGAGGGTATAGGGTTAATACTATCCTTAATCACTATAATAACAATATACATAATACAGAAGAACAAATATGAATAATATGTCAGAATTTGAAAAAGAATATTATAAGCAAGAAGGACTATATGAGATTATGGATCCAAATAAATTCTATGAAGATGTTGTAGACAATGTCCAAAAACCATCAGAATAATCTTTAAATACCCCCTTTTTTATAGAACAATATTGTACTAACATGTTACAAGGATAAGCAATATAGATGAATGTGGAATAAAATGGAGTAAAATGGGTAATTGAGCATACCCCCTTTTAATCGTAATGTCAATAGCCTTTATACCCCCTATCATATTTGGGCATTTTTGTCAATAGTTCGTAATATGTTTTTATAATATGGGCATATATGGGCATAGTTCGTAATATATTTTTGACAAATATTGCCCTATTATTCTGCCTTATTCTGGCATTATTTTGTCTTATTCGTAATACTTTTTAATAGATAATATATAGATTTTGCCAGATAATAGGCAGATAATTAAAGTTTTTTAAATGCTATCAAAATATATAGGACCCATGCATGATGGACTATAATTAATACTTGCTTCTACTGCTATTCTTAATCTTTTATTTATATCTTTGTACCCCCTGGTTGTGTAGAGGGACCCGAAGGCTATCAAGCCACCTGATCCTATAGCACCCTCAGTGATTTCATTCAATTGAAAATCGGTTGAGTCAAACTCAAACAGTCTGCCACGCACGGCAATGAGAGCCAGGACGCCGCCATCCTTGTCATCGGCGGGGGAAGTAGAAGGAGAATATATATTTATAGCATTCTTATATACTTGACAAAACTTTGTTCTCATAAATTTTACTAATTCTCTTCCATTATATCCAGAAGGATCTGGAAGATCAATGGAATGTAATAATTGTCCTAATCCTGTTTCTCCAGCATATCCAATTAAATATTTACCATTCTTTTGAATTTTAGGATCTATAATAGGGAGAATAATACTATCATCAGATGCCCCCGAATCCGCCGCCATATAGACTTTGCGGGGGGTAGAAAGATTATCAACTATTCCTACTATACAAGTCATCAAATATCCCTATTAATAAACATACCTGGATTCAATTATAGCCCATATACAACAAAGTTGTCAATAATGGGCATATAAAATAGTTCTTCGTAATACCTAAAAAATATCAAAAAATGGGCAAATAAAAAAGATGTTCGTAATACCTATTGACAAAATAGATTATGTAAAGTATAATGGATAGCCACGGTCATCCCAGGCTATTTACGCATCTGGTTCCAGGCACCATAAACATATCCAGCCAGAAATGATCCGACCGATATGAGTATGGCGATCGCCAGGTAATCTCCCCAATACATCAGACGTGCTCGATGAACTTAACAAGACTATCTACATCTTGGTCTTGTTCGTTAATGTCAGCAATTGTCAAGACATCTTTGAATAGTTCTTCAATTGACTCAGAGCCACGAGAAGAAACTTCTTTAATGTCGCCCTCTGTTAATAGATTACATAAGGCTATTGCTTCATAGTTGTTAATCTTGAAGTCGTCCCAACGTGCGTTACCAACCCAAACCCCATTGTCCAGTTCGGATATTACTCTTGCCTTATCTTGTAGCGTTAGTGCCATTTTCTTCCTCTCCTTGTTGTTCCTCAACTATAGCATGTTCTCTTTCTAAAAACAAGTTTCTTTCCATTTCAAATACCTTTATTGGGTCATCATCTCCAACTACTGGAAAGTCTGGGAAGAGGTATTCACTTGGAATTTCTTTATCATATAATTCCATATGAAACTTCATTCCGTCAACAAAGTTTGATATATTTCTTAAGACTGGGAAAGTATTATTAACCACATATCTTGGAACATTAAATTTCCAATCATGAGGCAACATAGTTCCGTCAGCAAATATCTTTATTAACTTATCTGCAACCTTTTCAGTATCGCCTTTTCTATACATTAAAATCCAATCCTAGCCTATTAGTTTATCGGTTAAAGGGTAATTAGTCAATAGCATATTCGCTTAGGACAATGCTAATCTTAGCATCATCTGGCACGGATATAGTTTTTTGTTCATCGTAGTTGTCTATTACAAAAAGATCCCAACCATCATGAGTAGGGATAGTGTCTGTTACTTCGTAGACTTCTCCTTTAACCTTTATAAGATCTCCACCTTCTATAAAGTTAGGTAAGATCCGATCAACTATTTTATATTCGTCCATAGTCAACATTGTATATCCTATTCTTTATCTAGTTGTACTGTTATATCTAGCATTTCATCATATGGTTTTTCTGTTACCATATACCCGATTCTGTTAGCAAAACCCCAATGATTAATAATCACGGTGTCTCCCTCTTCATTATCTATGTAAGTCCAGATACGGTTTGGTTCCTTGTGGCCTATAGCAGCCACGTAGTCATACTCTGGGCCAGTGGTCTCAAACATGATTCCTCCAGAGCCATCATTAAATGAAGCGTTCTCATCTAAGTGATTTACTATTGGTTTAAAGTGATGCTCCCACTCTTCTATAGATAGAATAACCTTTCCATAGTCAGGTGAATCTGGATTCATATTTGGGTCCAAGCACGAGCATAACTCGTTGCCACAGAATTGACAGCAGTCTTCGAATTCCTCACTCACTGCCATCATCCTCAACAAGAATATTGATTGTGCATTCATCTAAAGCACCATCAGAATATTGAACATGGTCCATATAGTTCATATTCATATATTCATCAATTGCTGTTTCTAATTCATCAGTATCATCGACATCAGTCATGTCGTTAAATGCTGGATAGATATCTGCAATTTCTTCAGCAGACAAACTTACAGTAGCCCACATTTGAAGATTGACTTCTATGCTGTCAATATATTTAGCCATTTGTTTTCTTCTCCCAGTTTAGTCGGTGCCATTGAATATCATATAACAGATTGGACACTTCTACAAGTGCGTCCATTCTTGCACACATAATATCCAATTCTTCTTTGGTCCAAGTAGGCATATCCATTTGCCATGAAAGGTCAGCCATAAGGACTTTTAATCTACCTGATAGTATTTCATCTGTAGATATATTGTATTTAAAGAATGAGTGTAACTGTGCAATATCTTTATCTTGTGTTTCTTCTACCATGCTGGTGCTACCCACCCTTTCGGAGGTTCTGGAGTTGTATCGCCCTCTAGTGCTTCTTTCATAGCCTCTAATGTAGTTTTATTAGGACTAGTTCTCAATATATTAGAATATTGTTCTAAAGTCAAATCCATACCGTCCAAATCTACAGGTATCCAATGACTGTCTACTTCACCCTCTACTACCTTGCAACCCTCTGGTAGTTGTTCGTCAACATCCCAGTAAGCGTCATAGGCTTTCTCTGCTGTTTCTAAATCAGGTGCTGTAATGTGATACCACGTTCCTGACAACACATCAAATGTTGGCATTATCTTCCTCCACCTTAATCATATAGGCTAGTACTTCTAGACTATTACAATTAACACAATCACAGTTAACCACATGACCCTCTACCTTGTCAAGCATATCTGTAAGTATTTTTGAAATTGGGGTATCTAGATCAAAATCCATAATGTCCCTCTCTAACATAAAATGAATAAGCCTGGGCAAATCTATTCCATTGTCTTATACCATCACAATCTTTACAATAGAATGATCCTGGAATATCTGAACATTCCCATTTACAGTTGTCACCTTGTTTTGTGTCATACCAACAAAGATTAGATTCCTGCATCTGTAAACCTCTTCTCTATTTCTTTTGTTATGTCAAGAACTAGTTGACCATTAATATCATCTAGATTAAAGTCCCAGAATTCCATTGCCTGGTCATGTACAAATCTAGTTACATCCATCCAAGCAGTTTCTCCTTTAAAATTTTTAGCATGATGATTATTTAATCTAACTTTATAATCACACCAAAAGTCGTTTGTATTAACAAAAACTTCTAATCCATTTTTGCTATATATTTTTGTATAGTCTTTCATGGTTGCACATCTGCTGGGTGAGTGAGGGGGTGGATAGTAAAAGCAACCTTATCTTTTATACATCTATTAACTATTTCTACAATACTATCGGATGATAATATCATTTCATCATTTTCATTGAATAATTGGAAAGTATAAGTACCACCAATTTGATATGCGTTATACATATATTCCTTTCTTAGTAGGTATAAAAAATATATCA